AGCTCGTCCCGGGTCAGCCAGGACTTGCCATGTTTGGAAACGCCAGAGCCACCGTTTTGTTTGTGGCCGCTATATTTTGGGGATCGCATTACATGCTCCAGTAAGTTTCAGAGGACACATCGCAGCACAGCGGAGTGTTCACGCTTTGCACTACAGGCTTGCCGCTCATCAAGTTGATAACAGTTTCTTTCTTTTCAATGCGAGCAAATTCGCATTCTTCCATAACTGCGTGGTTGTTCAGTTCCAGCTTGCCAGCTTTGGAGAGGCGAGTAGCACAAGCCTTAGCAGCGCCTTCAGTTGCAAACTTGGCATCTTGCCAGTAACCGCTGCGCAGGATACGGACAATCTTGGTGGACTCTACATGGAACAGTACAAACATTTTCAACTCCGTTAACTACTTACTAAGCCACTATTGTACAATAAAACCATTTAATGGTCAAATCAATTTGCTTCGTTGCCAATTGCTGCAAAGTGTTCCCAAGCAACAAAGTAGCCGTCGTACACCACGTCGTACTCGTTATTGTCGCCACCGTTGCCAGTGCCAGGCTTTACTGGGGTAACTTTCTTAATGTGGGGCTTAACTTGATCCCGCATAGTGAGGATATGGACCCAACTGTCGCTGAGTTTAGCTGTGAACATTACACGAGTGTATTGATCCAAAACTTTAACTTCTATGTCCATAACCGCTCCTAATTGCTAAGTCATAATTCTACATTAAACCGAATATTCAGTCAAATCAAAGTAGCAAGGCAAACGTTAACCACTGCTCCAACTCACTATATTGCTCATTGAACCGTGTATCTAATGCTACAAAAGCAGCGGTTGGCCTGTGAATTCTGCGGCATTCTACTGCTGCCACGCTTAGATTAGCGGCCAAAGCCCGCATGTTCCTATGCAGTTTCAGCATATCGTTGCGTGTGGACCAATTTTTTACGTTGAGAATTAGCGGGGCTATTGAGTCTAGGCGAGCAGTGTAATCCATTTAGCCAGTCTACATTAAGGTGATTTACTCGTCAATATTTACGCTAAATACACAAACGGAGACTCTGATGGCGAAATTGTCAATGTGGCGTGAAGGCACCCACAGTAAAGATTACAAATTTTTGGATCGTATTGTAAGCGAGCAATACACAGTTGGTGGCACGGGCGTCTTACTCCACAAGTACCTTGGACCAGTGCAGCAAACAGGCTCCACCAACGCAACAATTCCTGACTACATTAACCAATCAGAGAAAAACATCCAGGACATTTTGTTCCTGGAAAATCGTGACCGCAAGTACGATACATCCGTGTATGTGATGCGTGGGCATTACACGGTGGCTGACACAAGCTTTGACCTTTCGCAGTTTGGATTGTTCCTGCAGACTGGTACACTGTTTATGACATTCCACATTAACGACATGGTTGCACTGCTTGGTCGTAAGATCATGAACGGCGACGTAATGGAATTGCCCCACTTAAAAGACTTTAATAGCTTAGATACGAATACACCTGTTGCGATAAAGCGTTTCTTTGTTTGCTCTGACGCACAGTTTGCGAGCGAGGGCTTTAGCCCAACTTGGTTCCCGCATAGCTGGCGTGTGAAGATCAACCCAATGACTGACTCGCAAGAGTTCAAGGATATTTTGCAAAACACAATGGCAGGCGATCCAGGAGATCCTGGCGATACTACACCTATAGGGCAGATTTTGTCTACATTAGACTTGTACCAAGGCATCAACGAAGCTATCATTACCCAAGCAGAACACGATGTTGGTCGCTCTGGATACGATACGTCTGGCTTGTATATCAAGACGCACTCTAAGCCAAACGAAGTACAAGAGACTCCTGCAGACAAAGTGCACGGTTACTTGACAGGTGATGCACTTCCGCCAAATGCTACTACAGTTGACGCTGGCATTACATTCCCTGGCGCACCAGTTACTGGTGCGTACTACTTGCGTTTAGACTACGTTCCTAATCGTTTATTCCGATATGACGGCAAGCGTTGGGTTAAGATTGAGGATGCCGTACGTACTAACTTGAACAATGGTGCAACTGATAACTTGACGTTGCGCAACAGTTTCGTCAAGGACACAAGCACTGTTCCAACGTCGCAAGGCCCTAAACCTACACTACAAAGTCTCAACTCTATCTTACGACCAAAAGCGGATAATCAATAATGGCAATTCAAACACAAGCATTTTTTTACAGCGGGCAGATTCGCCGCTTCTTGGGCCAACTTATCCGTATGATGTCTGGGTTCCAGGTAGAGTTTGGCAAGGACCGCAACGGTGTGATTGGTTACCAAACTGTGCCTGTATTTTACGGTGACCCAAGCAGACAAGCTGCAACTATTTTGAAGAACAATTCAGAAAGCATGTTAAGCACCGTGCCTGCAATGGCAATCTACATTACAGGTATGCGGTACGATCAAAATCGTATGCAAGAGCCGTACCATGTATCTAAGATGAACATTCGCCAAAAGAGCTATGATCCTGTGACTGGTGAATATGGCTCAACGCAAGACGCTGCTTACACGGTAGAGCGTTTGATGCCTGTTCCATATACTGTTACGTTTAAGCTTGACATGTGGACGTCTAACATGGAACAGAAGCTACAGCTATTTGAGCAGTTGGGCGTATTGTTTAACCCAAGTATGGAAATTCAAAACACAGACAACTACATTGACTGGACTTCCCTTACTGTTGTTAATCGTACTGACATTCAGTGGACTGGACGAAGTGTGCCGGCAGGGAATGATGACTCGCAAATTGACATTATGACATGGACTTTTGAAATCCCTATATGGATAACAGGCCCTGCTAAGGTTAAACAGTTGGGCGTGGTACAAAAGATTATCACATCTGTGTTTGACGAGACTGGTGCATTGTCGCAAGATGCGATGATGGAAGGTAACTTAATGATGCGCCGTATGCTTACTCCGTTAGGCTATGGTGTCGTGTACTCTGGTAATACCCTTACCTTGTACAAGCAAGGCGACATTGTTACTGCTGATGGCAATAAGATAGGCTCCCCTGATCATTGGCAACCGTTAATTGATGTATACGGTAAAATGGTTGACGGCGTATCACAAGCAAGAATGCAACTGTATGCTGGCTTTGACGAGGTTAGCGCAGAGACGACTTACGTTGAAGTTATTGGTACAATAGCATTGAATCCAGCTGATAGTACACAACTTATTTTTAATCCTGATATTGATACTTTACCAGCTAATACGTTAGGCCCCATAGCTGCTATCATTGACCCAACCAAAGTGGCTGTTGATGCAGCAATGCTGAGCCCTACTGTAGGTACCCGCTACCTTATTCTTGGGGACATAGGTGCAGAAGGAAGCAGCTCACAAATTTGGGGACCGTTGGTTGCCAAAGCAAATGACATTATTCAATATTCTATGACGGGGTGGACGATTGCGTTAAATAGTAGTACACACAATACTGTAGAGTACGTAACTAACCTTAAGACTTCCGTGCAGTATAAGTGGCTCAATGGGCAGTGGTCCAAGGCCGTAGAAGGCTTGTACCGCGAAGGTGAATGGTCAATAATACTGTAAAAATTACTGTCGGAGTAGGTGCACTAATCTACTCGCAATCAACTAAGCGTTATCTATTTTTGCTCCGCAATGGGGCAAAGCATGGTGGTGAGTGGGGACTTGTGGGCGGTAAGATTGACGCTGGTGAAATTCCTATACAAGCCCTTAAGCGTGAGATCAGTGAGGAGATTGGTACTGTTACTTACGAGAAAATTATCCCGCTAGAGCTGTTCACTTCCGACAATGCACGGTTTGAGTATCACACATATATCATACCAGTTGATGAAGAATTCATCCCTACACTTAACCATGAACACAGAGGATATGCCTGGACGCACATAGAAGATCACCCCAGGCCGTTACATCCTGGGGTGTGGAGAAGTTTCAATTTTGATAGCGTATTAAAGAAAATACGCACTGTAGAGCATATTTTATAGGTCTACTTCTAACGACATTTCGTGGAATGTGATCTGACGAACGTTAGGCATGTACTTCCAAGCTTCAGGCATACGGAATGTATCAGTAGGCATAACGCGGATAAATTCCACATCATCATATGTCTGAAATACTTTGACCATGGCCTTAGTCATAAACTCTTCGTTATATCCGTGTGTTGGGTCAATATAGCCATGTGTGCCTTGATACAAGCAATATCCAGAATTTGCAGAGTCAACTCCGTCAAAACCTAGCATGTAAACTTGTTTGTGTCCGTCAAAGCAAGCCAAGTACGTCGCAGTAGTACCTGCATTCCATGATGGGTCTTGTGGGATCAAGTAGAACTTACCTGGATGGTCCTGCAACTCGCTTGCGCTTGCGTAAGTAATGTGCTGACTTGGATAATGAGTAGCTGCGATTTCCTTAACAAACTCAGGGCCATTGGCCACTAAGAAGTGGGGAGCAAAATCGCGATACAATGCGTTGCAACCGTAGGATTGTAAAGCACCAGCAGCTAATAGGCCACCCTTGTGATTTTTAATCAAGCTAAGATCGAAACCTTTGCGAGACCAACCGTTACCGATTACGATAGCCTTATCACTGATGTGATTATTTGTAATAACATTGGGGATATTTTCTCTAATAGCTTGCCATCTGCCATCTAAGTACGTTAACTCGGAAGTAACATCTTCACCAGTGTAAGTAGAACGATACAGTTTTTTAATTTCGCGCATAAGTTTTCAACCTTTATATTAGTTATTTATAGGATTCTCGTGGGCCCAAACACTGGCACTTTATTCAAAGTTTGCTTGCCCTATCTGTATTTAACGAAAATAGCTAAATATTGCAATACAGTAGGTAAAATATGGCATTAACACGAGTCAGAGAGAATCAGATCAACACTGTCAAGTTTGGATTCGCTGATCCATTGATTCCTATGAATGACGTACAGACTGGTACGAATACCTCTGACATTGGTCTTATCTTAAACCGTGGCGATGCCGCTAACATAGGTATTTACTGGGACGAGACCAACAAAGTATTTAGGGTTGCGTTTACTAACACTAACGCAGATTCCGCCAACACAGTAAACGTGCTCGGTAATGCTCCGGTTCTTACTGGTAATCAAACTATTAGCACTGGTAACTTCCAAGTACACAATGACGCTAAGGCGGGTGTCTATATAATGCGCAA